GTCGCTAGCGCGACCCCAGTTTTTATAATACCCGTGGGTATTGTATCACACTCTCCGCCAACAATATTTTTCCAGTATTTGGGGCATACAATTGTCCGTATTGTACCTATATTTATAACAATTTGATAACAAAGCGTTCGTTTTTGGTATTTGAACGGGTTAGTATATATGTAAGGATAAACGAACGGAAGTCCCTAGTGAGTTTATCCTTCCCGCTCGGCAGCCTATGGGGCTGCCTCGCAAGGGGGTAGCGAAGCGCCTGAAGGCGCTGAGCGAAGGGGGATTTTATAACGGAGGTTTTATATGGCTGCTAAGGGTGGTCAAGAGCACCACAATGTGGCTAAACTCCGAGAGGCTAAGGCCAAGGTATTAGATTTTGTCCGTCAAGGGTTAGACCTCCAGGATGCGATTGCTCGCTCTGGTAGGAAGCCTGACGTGATGAAAGACTGGCGCAAAGATGCCAAGTTCATGCGTGATTTGGAAGCAGCCAGAACAGAAGGCGAGCGCACCCTCAGCATTGTCACGGGGGATGCGAAGTTTAAGATAGGCTTTGAGGAGTTCTCATCTGAGTTCTTAGACTCCCCTATCTTCCCCCATCACAGGTCCTGGATAGATGTCCTTGAGGGGCGCGAGCCGTCCTACCTACACCCAGCGATGACCTATGAGTTAGCCAGCCCTAAGAGATTACTGGTAAATGTACCCCCTGAGCACGCCAAGTCAACAGTCATCACAGTTAACTACTGCGTCTATCGAATTGCGATGGACCCGAATATCAAGATTACGATTGTCTCTAAGACTCAAGAACGCGCTAAAGAGTATCTCTACTCTATCAAGCAGCGGTTGAGCCACGAGCGCTGGTCAAAACTACAGGCTGTCTATGGCAGCAGTGGGGGATGGAAAGAAGATGCGGATACTTGGAAGGCTGACAGGATTTATCTCAGCCGCGACTCGACGGAGAAAGACCCGACAGTACAAGCCCTTGGTATTGGTGGACAGATTACAGGCGCACGCTCAAATCTCATTATCCTTGATGACGTTATTACGACATCCAACGCACACGAATGGGAAAAGCAACTCATCTGGCTCCAGCGAGATGTAGTTACCCGTCTTGGTGATTCTGGTAAACTGCTTATTGTAGGAACCCGTATAGCCTCTAACGACCTATACCGAGAGATTCGCAATGGCGACCACTGGACAAGCGGCAAGACCCCTTTTACGTATTTCTCTATGCCAGCGGTTCTAGAGTTAGATGAAGACCCTGAGAACTGGGTTACCCTATGGCCCAAAAGCCACATCCCTTGGGAAGGCTCGGATGAAAATATTCAACCTGATGAGAATGGTCTCTATCCTAAATGGGATGGACCAGCACTCTTTCGCAGACGTTCCGAAGTTAGCCCGTCGGCCTGGGCGCTTGTGTACCAACAGCAAGATGTCCAAGAGGACTCTATATTTTCCCCTGTATGCGTACAAGGTACAATTAATAGACTTCGAAGAAGAGGACCTCTAAAGCCTGGTTCTAACGGGCATCCTAGAGAGTACGGGTCTTGGTATACCATAATGGGGCTAGACCCTGCTATGACAGGTAATACTGCTGCTGTTATGATGACAGTAGACCGTAACACCCGTAAGAGGTATGTACTTGACTGCGTCAATATGTCAGACCCAACACCTCAGAAGATTCGCCAGTTGATTGAAGACTGGACTAACCTGTACCACCCACAAGAATTACGTATCGAAATCAACGCACACCAGAAGGCGTACGCCCTAGATGATGACCTGCGTTCTTACTTGGCTTCTAACGGAGTCAGGTTCTCCAGCCAGTTTACTGGTAAGAACAAATGGGATACCGCATTCGGCGTAGCGGCTATGAGTGGGTTATTTGGTACTATGCGAAACAATGTACATCAAAAAGATAACTTAATAGAATTACCGTCACAGGATAACTCTGAAGGTATCAAGGCTCTAATCCAGCAACTTATAACCTGGACTCCTGATACTAAAGGTAAAACTGACTGTGTGATGGCTCTCTGGTTCTGTGAACTACGTGCCAGAGAAATGATAAGTAATGCTAGTATCAACCAAAGCCACATCTCAAACCGATGGGCTACAAGAAGACAACTAGATAACCGTTACACAGTTAATGTGAACGATTATGAGTTGTCTATGTACGAATAGGACTATAATGGAATTTGATATCCACTCTATAGCGCGGCGCGTCGATAATATCAAGATGCGTAACTCTGACCGCGATGCGCGCATGTCGGATATCCTTGCCGTACGCAAGGGAGATATGGGTGAAATCTACCCAGACCTGTTCCCTGAAGGTATGGACAAGTCTATGGTTGCCAACTTCGTTGACGTTGCTGCACGTGACTTGGCTGAAGTACTAGCACCATTACCATCTTTTAATTGTTCTACAACGAACATTAATAATGATAAAGCACGAACATTTGCTGACAAGCGTACGATGATTGCAAACAATTATATATATCACTCACGCTTGCAGTCTCAAATGTATTCGGGTGCTGACTGGTACTTTACTTATGGATTCTTGCCAATTCACGTTGAGCCAGACTTTGAGGCAGACCTACCTCGTATTCGCGTAGAAGACCCTATGGGTGTCTATCCAGACTTTGATAGATTTGGTAGATGCGTAGCATACGCAAAGCGTTACTACAAGACTATTGGTGAACTTGCAGTAGAGTATCCTGAGTACGCACCGTTCCTACTTGGACGTGATGGATTCAACCAAGATACAAACTCAATGGTTGAGATGATTCGCTATACAGATAAAGAAGTTACTGTTCTTTACTTACCTAGCAGAAGTAACTTTGTTCTAAACGCAGCACCTAACCTTCTTGGTAAGATGACTGTCTACATTGCAAAGCGTCCTACTATTGACGATGAAATGCGCGGACAGTTTGATGATGTACTCTATGTACAACTTGCCCGTGCTCGTTTTGCTAACCTTGCTATGGAAGCAGCAGAGAAGTCAATCCAAGCACCATTGGTTGTTCCCTCTGATGTTGTTGACCTTCCTATGGGTCCAGATTCAATTATTCGTACTTCCAACCCAGCAGGTGTTGGTAGAGTAAAACTAGATATGCCTGCAGCGGCATTCCAAGAACAAGCAGCGCTACAAAGCGAACTTCGTTTAGGTGCTCGCTATCCTGAAGGTAGAACTGGTAACATTGATGCCAGCATTATTACTGGACAAGGCGTACAAGCACTACTTGGTGCTTTTGATTCACAGATTAAAGCAGGACAGACTATCCTTGGTGAGACACTAGAGGATGTTCTAAAAACGTGTTTCGAGATGGACGAAGTCCTTTTCGATAAAGAAAAGAATGTCAGAGGTACAGCGCAGGGTACTCCGTACGAGTTAAAGTACAAACCAAGCAAAGACATTAAAGGTGACTCTTCTATTGAAGTACGTTACGGTTTAATGGCAGGACTTGACCCATCGCGCGCTCTGATTTTCTCTCTTCAAGCACTTGGTGCTGACTTAGTATCCAAGGATTTCATTCGACGTGAATTACCGTGGAACGTTAACGTTTCTATGGAAGAACAACGTATTGAAATTGAAAAAATGCGTAGCAATCTAGCCGCTGCTGTAACAGCAACAGCCCAAGCAATTCCTGCTATGGCTGCTCAAGGTCAAGACCCGTCTATGCTAATTAAACAAATTGCCGACGTTATTGAACGTCGTCGCAACGGGGACACTATAGAGGCTGCTGCACTGGCTGTATTTACACCGCAACCCGCGCCTGAACAGCCTATGCAGGAAGAAACGGTTCCGCCAGGCACACAGGCTCCAGTTGAGACGCCTACGTCCCCAGTCGCTCCTGGCGCCTCTGGCGGAGCCCCTGACTTACAAACGATACTTGCTGGCTTAGGCGTTTAGTATGGCTACTAAAAAGAAACCAGTTAAGAAGGTTGTCAAGAAAATGACACGACGACCTAGAACAATAAAAGAACCAATTTTAACTAAATTAGATTTCTGGGCTATTGCGACTAAAGAAGTTTATGATTCACTGCGTAAAGCAGGTATGGACGAATCTACTGCTTTAGCATTTGCTATGGATAGGTCAAGTTATCCTAACTGGATAATTGACCCGACTGACCCAATTAAAAATCCACTGGATGATTTCGACGAAGATGAGGATTAAATTATGTCAATGCAAGATGTCCCTGGCGGTCCAGGAGTATTCGCTCGTCGTAATGATTTAGGTAATGTAAAAAAGATTCAGCG